ACCTAAAGAACATTGGGATAAGTTTTTCTTCTGTCCTAACTTCTATGAATGGACTAATGATATAGTACCAAATAAGTTTTCATCTTTAGAATATGATCACCCTAGAATCGTAATACCTTTCTATGATAGAGCAGGTAATTTTTTTGCATTTCAGGGTCGTGCATTTGGCAAAGAACAACCTAAGTATATCACAATAAAATTTGATGATTCTAAACAAAAGATTTATGGTTTAGATAGGATTGATTTGAATAAACCTGTTATGATAACAGAAGGTCCTATTGATAGTCTGTTTCTTGACAATGCAATTGCACTCGCTGGCGCCGATGCTGTTGTAAATATACAACACTCACAATGCACTATGATATATGATAATGAACCTAGAAATAAACAAATTGTCGACCGCATGATGAACGCTGTACATAATAATTTTAATTTGGTCATATGGCCAAAGTCGTTAGAAAACAAAGACATAAATGATATGATAATTGCAGGAAAGACACCAGCACAGGTGGCAAGTATTATATATAGTAATACATTTTGCGGACTTTCAGCACTACAACAAATTAACTCTTGGAAAAGGATATAACCCCCTATGTCGAATCATCTACCCACAAGCTACCAACAATACATTCATAAATCAAGATACGCAAGGTTCGTAGATGAAGATAAAAAGAGAGAGAGTTGGCCTGAAACTGTAACAAGATACTTTGATTTCATGGCAAATCACCTAAAAGAAAATCACAAACACAATATACCTAATAGAGAAGAACTAGAAGAAGCAGTTTTAAATCTAGATGTAATGCCTTCTATGAGAGCATTGATGACGGCAGGACCTGCATTAGACAGAGATCATACTGCTGGTTATAATTGTAGTTATATTCCTATTGACAATGTAAGATCCTTTGATGAAGTAATGTACATATTATTATGTGGCACAGGCGTTGGTTTTTCAGTAGAAAGGGATCTTGTAGAAAAGTTGCCAACAGTTGCTGAGCGTGTTGAAAAATCAGAAACAATAATCGTAGTAGAAGATAGTAAAACAGGATGGGCAAGATCATTCAAAGAACTAATCGCTATGTTATACTCTGGTCAGATACCTAAGATTGATGTATCAAAGGTAAGACCTGCAGGTGCAAGACTTAAAACATTTGGTGGTCGTGCTTCTGGTCCTCAACCATTAGTGAATCTATTTGATTTTGCAATCAATACATTTAGAGATTCTGCTGGTAGAAAACTTGACAGTTTAGAATGCCATGACCTAGTATGTAAAGTAGGTGAAGTAGTTGTGGTTGGTGGTGTAAGAAGATCAGCATTAATCTCACTAAGTAATATTCAAGACGATAGAGTTCGTAAAGCGAAAATGGGACAATGGTGGGAGATGAATGGTCAAAGAGCATTGGCAAACAACTCTGCTTGTTATACAAGAACACCTGATATGGGATTGTTTATGCACGAATGGAAATCATTATATGATTCAAAGTCTGGCGAGAGAGGTATCTTTAATCGTGAAGCTGCGAAAAAGAAAGTTGCAGAAAATGGTCGTAGAGATCCTGAACATGAATTTGGTACTAACCCTTGCTCAGAAATTATATTAAGACCATATCAATTTTGTAATCTAACAGAAGTAGTCATTCGTGCTATAGATGAAGCAAAAGATTTAAAAAGAAAAGTTAGACTTGCAAGTCAACTAGGTACATATCAATCTACACTTACAGATATTAAATATCTAAGAAAGATATGGAGAGATAATACAGAAGAAGAAAGATTACTTGGTGTATCACTCACAGGTATTATGGACAATCAATTAACGATTGAAGCAGATCCTAAACTATTAAAGTCTATGCGAGAAATGGCAGTAGAAACGAATAAAGATTTTGCAAAGAAACTCAAGATACCTCAATCTGCTGCTACAACTTGTATTAAACCTTCTGGTACTGTAAGTCAGTTAGTTGATAGTGCTTCAGGTATTCATACAAGACATAGTGATTATTATATTAGAACTGTAAGAGGTGATAATAAAGACCCACTAACTCAAATGATGAAAGATCAAGGCATACCACACGAACCAGATGTAATGAATCCATCAGTTGTAAGTGTATTTTCGTTCCCTACTGCTTCACCTAAAGGTGCGGTTACAAGAGATGAGTTTACTGCTATTGAACAGTTAGAGATTTGGTTAAGATATCAAAGAAACTGGTGTGAACACAAACCTTCTTGTACAGTATCAGTAAGATCCCACGAGTGGATGGAAGTAGGTGCATGGGTATACAAACATTTTGACGAAGTATCAGGTGTGAGTTTCTTACCTCATTCTGATCATACATATCAACAAGCACCTTATCAAGATATAGATAAAGAAAGATATAACGAACTTAGAAAGTTAATGCCTAAGTCAGTTAACTTTGAAGAACTATCGAATTATGAAAGTGATGACAATACAACTGGTACTCAAGAACTTGCTTGTACAGCGGGCGCTTGTGAGATTGTAGATATCACTTCACAACCAGCAGGAATTTAATGATATTACAAAAGAAATGCGACAATTGTTCAGCAGAATATACAGTTAAACATGAACTACCAGAAGATTATATGGAACAATTTTGTCCATTCTGTGGCCATGAACACGAAGAAGAAGTTGAAGTAAAAACAGATATAGATGAAGATTGGGATTGATTACAGTCTAAGTTGTCCTGGAGTATGTATAAACACTAGTACTGATGAATTCAGATACGAAGATTGTAAGTTTTACTATCTAACAACTAAAAAGAAGTATGCAGGTGCATACAAGCACAATGGTGTATCTTTCGAGGGTACTGAACACAAACCATACTCGTCTGAGTCTGAACGATATGAAAATATTGCAGACTGGGTTATAGATGTAATTAATACATATTACCCTAAATCTATGGCTTCTAGAAAGACGCACATAATCAATCTAGAAGATTACTCATTCGCCTCAAAGGGTCGAGTCTTTCATATTGCAGAAAATATGGGACTACTTAAATACAAACTCTATCAAAATGACTGGAACTATAATCTAATTGCACCTTCTGTAATTAAGAAATATGCGACAGGTAAAGGTAATGCAAATAAAGAGGCGATGACTGAGCAGTTCGCCATAGATACTGGTCTCAATGTATTAGATATGTTCGAATGTAAATACACTTCACCTGCTACAGATGTTGTGGATGCGTATTATATATGTAAATATCAGCCAGAAATTAGTGAAGATTTCATTTTGTCTAAATAGAATTATACGACATCCTATGGATGCGTAATAACTCCGAAATTTGATTTGATATCTCAAACTTCACTAAAACCTAAGGCGTGATTATGACAACATTTAAAATGCTCATAATTAAAATTTTAAAAAAGATGATTAAAGACTCTTATCATCCAGAAAGACACTATCTAAGAGGGATACAAGTATCAAACCTAGATAAATCTTCCGACAAATAAAGATTTTAAAATATTACATAACGAATCATAGTTATAACACGCCCTAGGACTGACAAAATCACTCTAAAATCACCTCAAAATACGCATTTTTAGTGTTGTATTTTTGCAACACTTTTCAATTTATTAAAAAACTCAATAAAATCAATAGGATAAAATGGTATTATATGCCCGAAAGTGCTTGAATCTACCGTAGATTAGTATATAATAAGAGTATATTAACAACGAACCGAAAGAAAAAACATTATGAAATATAGTATGCAATATAAAAGACAATTTGAGTTTGCCAAGAAACTTTGGGAAACTTCAACTGGTCAAACATATAGTGGAACATTTGATGAGAAACTACAAATTGAAAGAAACATTGAATTAATTAAAAACCTAGTGAGGGCAGCATAATGACAATTTTATTATATATCACATTATCACTTACTGCCTTCTTTGCTTATTGCACGGCAGTTGCTTACTATCAAATGTTTAAACAAGAATTCGGAGAACTTTAAAATGATTAATATTATTAAATCTGCTGACAATTTACAAGACGGTATTACAAATATGATGTCTGCCGCAAAAGAAGATTATGCTCAAACAATGGGTAGAAATGATTCTGCTTACACTAGACAAAAACTTGAAAACTATGAATCTCAAACTACTGTTAAAGAAGGTAAAAAATATATCAAGATTATCTTTGACAGATCAGTATTTGCTTTCATAGTAAAAGAAGATTTTAAACACTTCAAAAAGGGTGATGTATTGAAACCTGCAAGTTGGGCGGCACCTGCTCTTAATCAACCAAGAGGTAATGTACTGAAAGGCAACTACCCTATCCAGTGGACAGGACCACTTTACTTATAAGATGAAAACTATTTTCAATTTTTTATTTAGTATAGTAAAATTAATGTCTATGTATTTAGTATTAGTTTTCGGAAGTCTTTTCGTATTATACTTAACAATTTATTTTATATGATTAGGAGATTTATTATGCCATAGCAAAAGTAAATGGCAAAAACACCGAGAGTAATTTCACCCATAATGAAATGAAATCTATGCCATCGGATGAATGATTATGGGGCCCCTAGTCGCTTGTGATCAGATCAAGTTGAAGCACACTAACGGGCACAGACAAAATATGCTTCACAAATTATAATATGAATAAGGAGAATACATTATGAGAAAATATTTACAAGGTACAACAGACGAGGATATAATTAATTATATGTTCGGCAAAGGTGAGAGTACATCAAAGACTCACTTTATGAACTATAAAACAATGAGTGATAGAAATGCCTATATGGTAGGATTTTTATCAAGTGCATTAAGAAATGCCCATGTAGATTTAAAATTAATGAGAGGTGAAAAAATATGATGGAAATATTTGAAATAATACACGATTTGAAAGTGGTTAGTAGGGCATTAGAAGATACCGAAACACCATTACATCCGCAAACGATTTTTGCTAAATACAAAACTAGAGAATTAATCAAAAAGTATGAGAGTAAAATCACGGATTTTGAAAAGTCTTTCGGTATAAATCAGAATGAAAATCAAGTAAATCAACCACTTAATAGTGCTTGACATTAACTCAAATAGCTGATAGAATACAGAATAATTAACAAAACAAGGAGAATACATTATGGACGGCGTATATACAAAAGAATTTATGTTCGAAGAATTTAATAAGATAACTTCTAAAAAGAAGAAAGTTGAATGGTTAGTAGATATGAAGGATGCAAGAATCAATCATCCTAATATGTTTAGAGGCACTAAGATATCGGTCAAGAACTTTGACAATCTGATCGAAGTATGGTCACAAAAGAACCCTAGAAAATATGCTGAAGATTTAATTGGCATTACTGCTAGAGTTGAAGAAGAAAAAAGAATTGAGAGAGAAAAGATGGGCGGCAAAGGTAAACCTGTATTTTCTGGTCGAGGTCCTAACGCAAAATAATGATCTTACAAAATTTCTTAATGTTGTTGATTATAACTACACTATTGGTCTCTGGTTTTGCCAGGGCCGATAGTTATAGTGAGGCAGTTGCTGGTCATGTAATCACACAAAAGGTTCAAAATAATGACATGGATCATAGTGCTGTTGCAAATGCAGAACTTAATAGACAAATGCACCAGTTAAGTTTAGAGATACTTGCTGTTGTGTTTAATAATATGCCTACTATATTAGACGGCATATCAGCACAAATGAGATTAGAGGCAGACAAGATGTATAAGTGCTCGCTTCAAGATGATTATAAAAATAAAGAGTGTGAATAATGGGTAGCACGATATATACATATCAAAAATCAAAGAGAAAACCTATACCTTTAACTAGAGAAAGGTTATTGACTTTGAGAGAACACGAAAAAGAATTGAAACGATTAGGTGTAGATAAGTCTAGACCAACTGATATATCAGATGGTCCGTTAGTGAAGCGGTTATCACGCCTGCCTGTCAAGCAGGAGACCACGGGTTCAAATCCCGTACGGACCGCCAATAAGATCGGTGGTACTAAACCAGTTGAGAACTGGAAATTACAAGAGAGTAAAAACTTTACAGTTGCACCTGCATATAATAAAGGTGCATATCAAGTTATTAGTAAATCAAATATAAAAGATATAGGTAGATGATACAAAGAAAAAAAATATTAAGAGATATGTTTTTTATAAAGAGGCATGAAGGTAAAATATTTTCAACAATCTATATAATTTGCATATTGTCTATATTATTAATTAGTACAGGTTGCTCCTCAACAAATATAAAAAGTCATATGGGTACAGTTGCGGGTGGTGCCACAGGATATACAACTTGCCGTGCATTACTTGATACTAATGTAGCATTAACCGCCGCTTGTACACTTGTTGGTGCCTGGTGGGGTGCAAATTTATTTTATACTGACATGAATATTCACAATGCAGTTTTTATAGATACATTGAACACGGCACCTGGTAAAAGATCACATACAAATTGGGGTAATTCAAACACAGGTAATTGGGGATCAATAACAATTAATAGAAGTTATGTTAAGAATAGTAGAAAGTGTACAGAATATACCTCTGTTATTAGTATTCAAGATTCTTGGCCAATGAATAGTATTCAAAGAGGAAGTGAATTTGGTGTTGCTTGTCAACATCCTGATGGTCGTTGGGAAATTGTAGATTCTACAACAAAAGGTTGGGGATGGTAATGAGTAATTGGTTTGACGAAAAAGAGTTTTCAGAACCTCCTATGTCTTTTAAACTATATATGAAAAGACTAAGTAAACTTTGTAAGGCATATGACAATGCTAAAGATACAGAAATGAAAAATATGTGGTCAATAAAAATGACAAAACTATACAAGATATATATTAATTCAAGACCAAGAAATGGAACTATTCACTAATGCATAATCCTTTTCATCAATTCA